CTGCCACAGGAGTAATAGGTTACAAGTATGTAACTTCAGAAAATTTCAAATCTCAAGTTATGAATGAGATTCTTGGTAATGTACAAGGTATGATGCCAAAAATACTAGATAATGGTTTACCTGAGATGACAGGTCCATCAATGCCAATACCTAAAAAATGAATTGCTGGCATTGCAAAACTGAATTAGTTTGGGGTGGAGATCACGATATGGATGGAGAAGATTATCCATTAATGTCTGGAGAATATAGCATGGTTACTAATCTTTCCTGTCCTAAATGTAATTCTTTTGTAGAAGTTTATCTTCCTAGAGATGCCTACGATTGAAATACCTGATATTCATATTCCTGAGATATACATTCCGGACGTTCCAGCAATATATAGTCCGCATTATTTAACTATTACAAAGCCACCAGATATTGATGTTCCTGGTTGTACCTATCAACATCGTGATATAAAAAATACTGGTAATCGTAATTTATTATTAGAAGATCCTAATGGAGTATATACAACGTGTGATTTTCCGTTCCCTAGCTTTGTTCCTCTTGACTATACACCTGAGAATTTAGTAATAACTGAGGAAGTACCTATTAGTAACGATCCACCTCCTTTACCAGAAACAGAACAGCCAAAAATCCCTCCACCACCTGAACCTCCCCCACCAGATTTTCCTCCCTGTCCTGGTAAAAATGATCAAAGAGTAGGAGACTTTCGTAACGATAAAAAATTAGAACGTGTTATCGGGCATGAAAGAGGGCAAGATGGAAGTGAGTGCATAACTCTCTATGAAGCAGTTGAGTGGAAAGATCAGTACATACCTTCTGCCCCTCAGTTTGTTGGGGTCTTTAGCCTTGCTTTGGTTGGTGCTTCTGCTCCATTGGTACTTCAGCTTGTCCGCCCAATAGTTAAACAGGTCGTAACAAAGTTGACCAAGAAGAAAAAAGATGTAAAATAATTAATACAAGGAGAGTACGGCATATTTGGAAGCACTTCGTCTGCCACGAATCACTGCCTTTCTATTATCCCTTGTACTAAACATAAGGATTTCAATTCTTAGTGGCTAGTCCTCCGACTTGATCGGGTAATAGTCTTAAACTCTACCTTCTGATAATTATTGTCGGAGATTAATTATCGGCAGAAAGATGAGGCGAAGAATTGTTTTTCTTTGTTTGAACAGACAAGTGAACACCCGTAGCTTGTCTATTTAATTTCGTGAGTATGTGGAATAACTTGATTTGGTGGAATATTAACAACAATATCTTCACAAGTAATAGCACTAGGAGTATTAGGTTTAAAAGTAACACCTAACTTTGCCTGTTTAGCACACATCTCCAAACGATAAAGGCTGATTTCCATTTTAGTTTTCTTTATCAATAATTTTTGAGCCTCTATATTTACCATCGTTGCTTCATGGCATAAAGCTGGCGATTTTCCTAGTGGAATATTTATCTGAGCAGAGATACCATAGTTCAAATTGTAATTATCTTTCTCAAATCTAGGAGTCTCTTGAACGTATTTTATCTCTCCAGTATTTTCGTCATATATATTTTGCCTAGTGACATATTCTTTTGGTCTGTTAAATGACCAAGCATCGGTTACATAAGGAGTGATAGTCAAGCTAGGAGAAGCACAAACTATGCCCTGACTCATTCTGAAAGAAGGCATCGCTGATGGAGTTATCATCGTTGCATTATTATTTACAACACCTTGAGCGTTTGAGCTAGGACTTGCAACTGTTGTATTAGCTAAGACCCTTGCAGGGCAAAGGATTAGAGCTATTGCCCAAATGTAGTTGTAGTTTCTGTTGTAGTGCTTGAATTTATTGTTCTTGTTATTGTGGTGACTGTATCTAATCCTGGTGTAATTAGGGTTTCTTGAAGAGAAAAAGCTGCTCCACCATTTGTTATTTTCCATCTTGGTACAGCATCTAAGTTTGGCGAAGTCCAACTAAAATTTACCCCTCCAACTGTTTGTTCTGTAAGAGTGGTAGCTGTAGGATTGATATATCCATTAAGATCGGAACTTTCAATATTATGCCCTGATGCAGAATAGGAATATCCTGTCCGATATTGATGGCTCGTGATAGTTTCATTTATTACTGATTCAGAAGTACTTGAAGTTTGGCTTGTACCTGAACGAAATTGTGGAACGACAGGCACAGCAAGGGTTCTTATAGGTAATAATAGTAAAACTACCCAGTAAAGTCTAGTCAATCGTAATAGTAACTTTAGTAGATCCTATGCAGCTTGTACCCGATCCACCTGCGGTACAGGTATGGACTCCAGAACTCAATGACGTTAAAGCGAGAGATCCAGCAGTACCGCCTGATCCAATAGTAGTCTGACCACCTAATACTGGTAATGCTGCAATACCCGAACTAGGAGTTACGGTAGATGGTGTAGCGTCACCCATAATTACCGATTCTGTTTTTGAAAAAGCTGAACCTGCACTTGTAACTGAGGTATCAGTTTGTATCATTGCTGGAACACCATTAGTTAACGAGCCAACATTGATTCCGCCAATTTTTCCTGATACTGTAGAGTCTCCTACAGTTACAGACGGTGTAATATTATTTCCGCTAAGACTATATGTAGTTCCTACCTTATTCGTAACGACATAAGGCATATCAACTGTTATTTGAGCAGAAGTTACAAATTCCTGTTTTATATCAGCAAAAGCAGCCGTTGGTAAGAATAGAAGTAAAGTAAACAGTTTTTTCATTTGATTCCTACTTTGTTTTTACTATTATCTACTATTTTAGGGTTATTACTGTTATTTGTGCCACTTTTCTTGTTTCCTACGCTTATTCCATAAGATCCTAAGACCCCCGAAACCAAGCCAGCCGTGAACGCTCCATCAA